CACAACGGAAATTTAAACAATTATCTACACAATTAGCATAAACAGTCATATTATTACCTGATGGATGTGAGCCATTATGAATGATTAAATCCCCATTATATGCTACTGCGGAATAGCTAATTTCAGTCGCAATACCACGCATAATCAGTAGATCATCTTCAGAATATGTACCACACCTATCACAAACGTTAATAAAAACTTTGTAAGTGGCCATTAGCATTTGAGCGGGCATGCGTAAATCAAATTTACCGTAATCACCTGCCAAAATTCTATCATCTCCGTGCTGTTTCATAAATTTAGCATATTCATCCCATTCTGGACCGTGGGCATTGATACCTACAGCACATTCAGATTGTAGTGGGAAAAGAGACATAAGTCTAGCCAATGGCAGAAAATACTTCCTTACTAACAATTGAAATGCCCAACTTGCACCTTGGAAAACTCTAACCTTATCTTTGGATAGAGGTGTTGCTTCATCCTTAACGCAAGCCTTAAAAACAGCATATGCCCTTTCACCACGGCGAAATCTGTTACACATATCTTCAGCCATATCCCAAACTTCCTGTCTAATTGATATTGGACATTGAAAGTCCTCAAAAGCAGCCGGATCTAATCTTTCTATCCATTCTTCTTTAGGTCCGCTTAATGGAAAACATTTAGAAGTATGCTTAGGAATAGCATCTATAAAACGTTTTAAATCGCAACCTGCACCATTCGTCATGTTATCTATCGTTTGAAGCTCTTCTTTAATCCAATCACGATGTTGAGGATGGGAAAAAACTTTAACCAAATCTTCCTCATAATCATTCATAGCCCATTCCAACAAATGTGGATCTAAACCACAAGAAGTATTAGCTGAATATTGCATAGATGCTTGCCATTGTCTTTTAGAATTAAATTGAGGTGGTCCCCATATACAGGGAACTTTGCAAATATCTTCTACCAAATCAGAAATGATAGTTTTATGGACAGTTGATTTAGTGTGAGAGGATCTGCCAGGACAATTACCTAATGCAGTAATTCTAGAATATTTGGGTAAATAATTCAATGGCGAATTTGGATGAATAGGATCAGATTGATTAATAATTTCAATCCCATACAATTCTTTAGGGAAATCTCCATTAGACATTGCATTTAAACATGGCTTACTTTTCATACCTTCTCCTAATTTGCTCAACATTTCTTGAGTAATATTTAAGGCTATTCCATAAGGTGTATCTGGTGAACCAAGTAAATGAACACCTAAAATGCAAGCGACGTCAAATTCACCAACTAATACACCCATGCACAATCCATTGAAAGTATTGTAAGGTAAAGCATAGGCATAGCCAGTTCCTCCAGAATGTTTTTTGGAAGTCTTAAAAGCGACACTATCATCTCTTAATGTTCCATCTATATTGCGGTATAAGAAAGAACCAGCTCCACTTGAATAAGTAATACGTTCAGGAAAATAATCTACTAATTTGGTGTGTGGATTAAGAAATGGAGCACTTACGTAAACAAGGTCTACGCCCTCAATAGTAGAAGCCATATTAAGTGCAATGTGACCACGATAAACAGTATTTAAGCCGTCTCCTTCCTTAAGCCTGCAAGATACTTTAAGTTTGGTTTTAGATCCGAATACATGTAAAGGTAATAACATATTATTTCCTTCAATAACAAGACCATCACATTTATTAGTACTTCCATCCTCTGCACATAAAGTAACGTGATACAAATTCTTTTGAATTTTATTTTTCAATTGGTCAAGAGTAGTGGTACGCGCCTTATGTGTTACATGAAGCTCTTCCCACGCTGGTTTAGCCCAATCACTAATTTTATTGTCACGTTCTTGGACTTCACCAATATTATTTGGTTCTAAAGCTGACTGGTGCTCCAATATAGTATTTATAACCTTACGTGCTCTAATAATATTAGAAATAATATCAAATACTTTATAAGTAACAATACCAATGGCTAAACACTTTGCAGTTTCTCGCCAGTTAATATCTTTGATGCTCTTATATGTACGTTGAACTCCACCTCCAATACGATCTAATAAATTCATTCTATCTCTATACCATTTAACTATAAGCACTATAGCTGTGCAAGAAAGAAAAACTTGTAAAAGCGCAACTAAACAAACACACAAACGAAATGGAAAAATAATATAAAGAACTGATGTTAAAATCATATCTGCAAGAAAACAAAACAAAGCAACATTTCTAATGTGAGCAGAAAATATATGAGACCAAAGAGCCCAATAAACTCTACGTACATAACTATGAGTAAAGAATTTACCTATCAGAATATCACCAAAATTTAGAACAATAGTTGGCATAAATTCCATCCAAGTAACAAGCTCACGGAAAGTTGCTTGACACGTTTTAGTAAGTTCACATCGCTTCAAACCAGGTAGTAAACTCCATAAAGGAACATAATAAGTCGTTAAGTTGAGCGGTTCTTCCAAGACAATGTCAACAGTATCTCCTACTTTAATATCAGGTTTTTGAAACCATTCCTTAGGTGGAGGTGTGAGGTCTGTTTCCCAAACTTCCTTTAATTTTGCTTGTTGACCATAATATAATTCGTTTAACGCTTCTGCATCTGCCAAATCAGTACCAAAATCTTGCTCATGGTATGAACTTGCAGGTAATGAATTTAACGCTTCTGTGACTTCCAAGTCATTATCAAAACTATGCTCATGATATAAACCCGAATTTCTGGAACGGGGGTAATCCTCATTATTATTAGTATTACAATTGCACAATGGTCCAACTCTTCTACAATCAGAACAAAAATCCATTTTTTCCACAAGTTTATTTTGGATATTCTGTAAAACACCTTGGTTTTCCATATGAGCATCTGCCTTCATGTAACAATAATCCATAGCCTCATAGATATTAAATTTATGTCCATTGGAAATAGAAGGAGCAAAAGTTTGACCCAACTCAATCATACCTGTACTCGATTGAGATGAACACTCAGAAATAACGATATCCCAAATATTGGGCATGGCACTATCGCCAAATCTTGCAATAACCTTTTCACTATCCATACGTGTCTCTCCTGGTAAGCAAAATTCTGGCTTAATGCGCACATCTAAATTGATAATCATTCGTCTACGAATAGATTCGGTACAATTCGAATATTGATTAGCTACTTGCTCAATCTTACAATTACTAGTATAACAGGTAATCTTGGGAGTATGGGGAGTAACTCCCTTTCCTTCAATTTCTGCTTTATTAGCAAATAAAGGAGCATTATTATTGTGATCTACTATTTTTTGAGTAGGAGCACACTCCAAATAATCAGATTTGGTGTTCATAACATCGTCAGTTAAATATGCATGGACTCCACCTGTAATAGTGGAATCATATTTATCTTGTTCATTAATACTTGCGATACGATCCAGTTCGTTTTCAGGTACTCCCATACGAAATAAAAGTGATTTAATAAGCAATTGAGATAAAGAAGATTTGCCTACTCCAGAAGTTCCATAAATCCAAATGGATAATGGTGCCTTCCTAAAAACACCATTAGATCGTC